CCCGACCGCGCAGATGCTTGCGTGTATTCGACTGTTGCCTCGGCTGGGCATATCTACCAGCCGATCCAGTCGGGCAGTATTGCCAGCGACCTTCTCACGATGGAGATGTAATGGCTAGAGTAGCGATTAAGATCTACACGGTTCACGACTGGAACGCTCGCAGGCCGAAGCAGGGGATCCAGACGGTTGGCAGGGCATCGCGGATCATCTTCCACCACACAGCCGGCCATCATCGCGAGATCTCAGGCGCGGGCGAGAGCATTCAGGAGTCGATGCAGTACGCCCGCGACATCCAGAACTTCCACATGGACACGAATGGCTGGACCGACTCCGGGCACAACTTCCTCGTCTGCCGCAACGGCGCGATCCTGCAGGGGCGCTGGCTAACGGTCTCCGCGATCCAGGCCGGTCACATGGTCCTCTCCGCTCACTGCCCCGGCCAGAACGACCAGATCGGGATTGAGCACGAGCATTACGCCGCTGAGCCGATGACGAAGGAGCAGCGCGAAGCCTCTGCGCGGTTGCAGGCCTGGATCGCCTGGAAGTACAACAAGGCGACGGTTCTGCCCGTCGGCCCGCATAGCGCCTACTACGCGACCGCATGTCCGGCGAACCTGAAGAACGAGATCCCGAATATCACTCGGATGGCTCAGCAGATCCTGAAGGGCGGCGTCTGATGGGATACGGACTGATCGGCATCCTCGTCATCATCCTGCTGGTCGTGCTGATCTTCTATTTCGTCAGGAGAGCGTAATGGCGCGTCCGCGTAACACCATCGCGACTACCGGGTCCAAACCGCCCATCAACGAGATCGGGGCCGTCCTGAACGGCAACTTCACTCCGGCGGGGATGGCGCCCTGGACGATGTGGGTGGACATCGAGGAGACGGTGCCGGAGCTGAGATGGCCCAACTCTGTCCGCACCTACTCGACCATGCGGAACGACTCGCAGATTGCCGCGCTCTACCAGGCGACGGTGCTCGCGCTCGGGAAGATGGAGTGGTTGATCGACCCGAACGGCGCGGACGACGCCATGGTGCAGAAGGTCGCTGAGGACTACGGTCTCTCGATCCTCGGTGATACTCAGGACGACCGGCCGGTGGGACGGTTGAAGAAACGGTTCTCCTTCCGCGAGCATCTGCGCAAGGCGTTCAAGGCCGGGATCTTCGGCCACTACTTCTTCGAGCAAGTAGGTTACATCGGCGACGGCACCCAAGGTCGGCCTGACGACGGTCTCTGGCATTTGCGGAAGCTCGCAGAACGCCCGCCGAGTACCATCGAGCAGTTCAGGGTCGCGGACGACGGTGGCCTCGTCTCTATCATTCAGAATGTCACGACTCCTCGGAACAACTCCTGGCAGCAGCCGCTCCCGGAGATACCCGTGGATGTACTGGTCGGCTACGTCTGGGATCAGGAGGGCGCGAACTGGGCCGGACGTTCCTGGTTCCGCGAGTGCTACAAGAACTATCTGATCAAAGATCGCCTGCTGCGGATTGATGCTGTGAATCATGAACGCGCGGGCGGTGTTCCTTACATCGAGGCCCACCCCGGAGCTACGCAGGACGAGATCCGCTCCCTCAATCAGATGGCGCAGAGCTTCCGAGTCGGCGACACCGCCGGTGGCGCAGTCCCGGCCGGGGCGAAGTTCAACATCGCTCGTGGTCTGCAAAGCTCGGTGATCGACTCGGTCATCTATCACGACGAGGCGATGGCCCGTAAGTTCATGCTGATGATCATGCAGCTTGGACAGACCAAATCTGGATCCCGCGCGCTCGGAGCTACCTTCGTAGACTTCTGGGCTGCAGGGATGGAGGCAATCGCCTGGTGGTTCTGCGACACCTTCAACGAACATGTGATCGAGGACGACATCGACTGGAACTGGGGTGAGGACGCATCTCCAGTTCCTCTGTTGACGTTCGACTTCGATCCCGAGTTGATAACGCAAGAGTTGATCTCGCTCATCACCGCCGGAGCTGTCGTGGTAGATGACGAGCTGGAGGCGGCGATTCGTAAGGAGATGGGACTGCCGCCCGCTCAGTTTCATCACGAGGATCCGAACAAAATACGCCAGGACGCTCTCGATGCTGCAGCTAAGCAGGACGCGCAGAGTCAGCCTCCCGGCAAGAGTGCGCCGCCGTCGGCGGGTAAGCCGCAGCCCACAGGTAAGGCGCAATGACGGCGGCGACCAAACACCGCGGCTCCCTCCCGGCGGGAGGTCGTCGCCGTCCCTTCAACAAGGAGGTAGGTAGTGGCAAAGGATAGGATCGACACAGCCAACCCGAAGTTCAGGGGTGCGTTCAGCGGCCAGCAGGGTGTCGCTTCCGGGATGAACGTCGGCGGTCTGACCGACGCCCAGGTTCGCATCAACGCCTGGGGCCAGGGCAAGATGCTCCACGACCAGCTCGCCAAGGACAAGAGCGCGAGCAACCCGGTCCCGTAGTGCCAGCCAGATCCCAAGCCCAGAGGAGATTCCTGAACGCGAAGTTCGGGCACAAGTGGGTCAAGAAACACCACTTTGCCAACAAAGGGAAACTCCCCAAGCGAGTCAAGGGGAAGAGATGAGATTCAAGTTACTACGCGATCCGCGTCTACTCAGAGCATCTGGACCAGAGATCAGCGTCCCTTACCAGGGTGACGACGGTCTTTGGCGGATCGACAACGTTCCGATCTGCGAGACCGGGATCGAGTACCGGCTTGGCACCGGTCCTCACACGTTCACCGAGGCCGAGCTAGCGGACGCAGTCAAGGCCGCGTCGGGGAGCGACGTGGCGATCAACTCTCCGCGGATCAAGCTTGGCCACACATCGAAGACCAACGAGCTGTTCCTTGGTGAGGACGAGCCTGCTTTCGGCCGAGTCGAGAACATGCGACTCAGCGACAACAAGCAGACAATCGTTGGCAACTACGTCGGGACGCCCGAGTGGTTGACGAAGATTTTGCCAGTCGCGTATCCCAGCCGCTCCGTTGACGCGCAGCTCGATGTCGAGACCGTCACTGGCAAGCGGTACGGGATGATCGTCACCGACGTGTCTCTACTCGGAGTGCGCTGGCCAGGGTGTACGACTCTGGAGGATCTACCGCTTTGGTACGGCGGCGAGACTCCGGAGCACGTAGAGGTGGACAAGATCGCAGCCTCGCTCGACGTGATCGCGATCCGTCGCAAGTTCTACCAGGAGGGTCCAGGCAAGGCCAACGACTCATCTTGGATCCGGGGAGAGCGGTACGACACCGACGAAGGTTACAACCTCATCGTGGACGAGGGGAACGGCGAGATCAGCCGCGTTCCTGTCAAGGTCGATGGGGAGGTCGTTGAATTCGGGGATGCGGTGCTCGTCACCGAGGAGTACCCCGACAAGGTGGCGGCGGCTTCGGCTGTCCTCGCCGGGATGAAGATGGCGGATCCGGCCATGATCATCCATGCAACCCGGGCAGAAACAACGCCCGACAACTCAACCCAGGAAGGAGAGGCTATGGACGAAGAACTGCGTCTCAGCCTCGCCGCCCGTCTGGGTCTGCCCGCGGACGCGACAGAAGAGCAGATTCGCACGGAGCTGGCAAAGCCGGTGGGGACACCGCCGCCGCCACCGCCAGGTGACGACGACGAAGGTGAGGGCGAGGGCGATGGCGAGCCGGAAGGCGAATCAACCGTCACGCTCGACCGCGAGACCTTCGAGCAGCTGAAGACCGGCGCTGCGCTCGCCGCCTCGCATGAGCAGGAGCGAGTCGGCAATCGCATCACCGAGACCGTCGAAGCGGCAGTCATGGACGGACGGATCCCGCCCGCGCGCCGCGAGCACTGGGGGAAGGCTCTCAAGGCCGACTTCGAAGGGACCAAGACCGTTCTCGACGGTCTGGAGAAGGGCACAGTGCCTGTCACCATCCGTGGCAATTCCGGCGCGGGCGACGGCGAGGGCAGCGGGGACGAAGGACAGGTGACGGGCCTGCCCGAGGACTGGTTCCCGGAGATCAAGACCATCCGTGCTCAGGCAGCAACTGACCGGCGGGTCGTCAACGCGAAGGAGGGCTGATACGTGGCGAACGATCTCTACCCCTACTATCGCCCTGGTGACGATGTCACCTGTTTCGCAGTAGGTGCCGTGACGGGCAAGCGTTGCGTTCAGATCGCAGCTGCTCTGCTCGCAACGGAGAAGGGCGAGGGTCTCGCCACGACGGCCGGTGGAGGCACGTACCGCGTCTCGATCCCGTCGGCCGCAGGTGCGAACGGCGGCGCTCTCAAGATGATCTTCGGCGTTGCCAAGTACGACGCCGCGATCAACAAGCTCGTGGGAGTCGCTCGCGAAGGGATCGTCCCGATCACGACAAGCGTGGCGGTCACTGCCGGGGCATCCGTCGAGGTCAAGGCCGATGGAACCATCGGTCCAGTCACGACCGGCGTGGCCATCGGCTACGCCTGCGATGATGCCGGAATCGGAGCCGACTGTCCTGTCGCGCTCCTGATCAGCTGAGAGGAGGTAGACATGAAAAACAGAGTCATCCTGGACAGGGATATCGTCTGGGTCCCGGGGCAGCCCGGAATCATCCGGGCGCGTGAAGCCATCGAGGCTTCGACATTCCAGAGTCCAATCGCGCATCCTCTCGGCCCGCCGACAGTCAGCGGTACGACGATGACCGTCGATCTGGCGCTGAACGCGCCGACGCGAGTAACCCGAACACTGATGGACCTCACGCTTCAGAGGTTCTTCGCTGATCGTGTCTTCACGTCGGCGGGAGGCGTCAGCGGTGGCGCAGTGGTGTACGACGAACTACTGGCCAACGATCTCTACTCCGACCGCGACATCCGCCGGGTCGCTCCGGGTGACGAGTTCCCGCTCATCACCAGCTCGCGGCGCGCACCGAAGGTTGCCGAGGTCGAGAAGTGGGGCGCCAAGTTCTTCACGACCATCGAGGCTCGCGACCGGAACGACATCGCGGTCTTCACGAGGAACATCCGTATGATGGCGAACACCATCGTGCGGAAGATGAACCAGCGGGCCGTCGAGGTTCTGGAGGCAGCAGTCCAGGCCTCCCCGAACCGCCTCGTCACCGGCGTCAACTGGAGCACCGTCGTCACGGCGGGCTCCACGGCCAGCAACTCGAACCTCTGGCCTGGGTACGACTTCTCTCGTGCGCAGGCGCAGGCAGAGACCGAGGAACTGGGGATCGTGTACGACCTGTGGATCCTCAATCCGCAGGAGTACCTCCAGCTCGCCCGGATCTACGGGCCATTCCTCAACGACTTGCTCTCGTCGTTGGGCCTGTCGATCTTCGTCACGAACCGCGTACCGGCCGGCAACGCCTACGTCGTACAGTCTGGCCAGGTCGGCCAGATGCGCGTCGAGCAGCCGTTGCAGACCACGCAATGGTACGAGCAGGAGACCGAGCGTTTCTGGACGCAGAGCAGCGTCCGTCCGCTCATGTTCTGCGACAACCGGTTCGCCGTCCTGAAGTTCACCAACCTCGCCGGGT